AGCTTCGAGGAATTACTCGAGCGAGTCGTTTCGCGCGTCTTTCCTGGCGTTAAAGGGGCAATGGCGCCCAGTTGCACGCTGATCGATTCCGGCTATCTACCCGATATGGTGCATGAGACGTGCGACGATTGGCGCGAGCACGGACTTTGGGTGTTGCCTTGCCGCGGCACTGATCAATTGATGGCCTGCCCGGTGAAAATCAACAATATCTCCGGCGGACCTCGTAAGGGTCGGTTGATCGTCTTCATCGACTCATATACGACACAAACTTGGCTTGATCGCATGTTGTTCGGCAAGAAACACCCGCAGCCGGGAACTATGTCGCTGTTTACTGCTCCCCTGGTCGCGCATCAGAATTATTTGCGGCAACTGCTAAACGAAATTCCTTCAATGAAATCGCATTCGCGCGCTCGGCGGCTGGAAAGCTGGGACCGCATCGATAACAAGCTGCCCAACGACTTCCGAGACTGTGAACGCTACGCCTTTGCTGCTATGTTAGTGGCAACCGGAGGCACGCCCATTCGCCCCGGCGACAAATTCTATGGACCCTCGCAAGACAGCCAACAGGGACAACGCGGCGCGCGAATCGTCGGCAATTTTGCCGACCGGTCAAGGAGATTTTATTGATGGCGAACCGAAAGAGGAACGACCGAAGAACGGGTAATCGCGGGGAAGTCAGGCAAGATCGCGTGGAAGTCAGGCAAGATCGCGTGGAAGTCGGGCAAGATCGCGTGGAAGTCGGGCAAGTGGACGACAATGCGGAAGTCAGCACACTGGAAGACGACGAAATTAGCCGCCCCGGTCACGCTTGCGAAATATGCTGGAACCGTCACCGGGGACTGGGCGAAGTAAGGATAACGAGTGCAAACGCAGTAGCCCTGGTTTGTTCGCAATGTAGTCATACCTGGACGATGAGGAAGCCAAAATTTGAAGACGCGGTACAGCAATGGAACCTTAAATGAAGGCCATGCCATGAATCCAAATGGAAAACTTCGAGTAACCCCTGAAATGCTTCTTGGACAAAAGGTGAAAATAGAAATTTCCGAAATGTGGGGGCCGAATCAAACTCCAATTTCCGGGATGATGCAAGGGCCGAAAGGTCCGGTACTGTTTATGATGGGAGGTGCTTCTAGGCTGGAAACCATAGCGGCCCAGCTATTGGCCGGTCACTTCAAAAATGCCATTTTACCCTCTGGCGATGTCGATGCCGAAGTAATTCAACGCGGATTGGATTGGGCGCAGGAGCTACTGGCGCAAGTGGAAGCCAGGGCCGCCCAGGCTAAGGCCGAGGCTGAAGAATCATCCGGTTCAAGGCTTCCTGTTTAGGAAGCGGCGAACATTCCGCCGCAGCCCTGGGGCGTTTGGCGACGATATATGGGCGGAAATCGCCGAAAAAACAGACGGCTGGGGCTGCGGTCTTTGAAAATCACGCCATTTATGACTTCGCATAAACTTGATTCTCATAGAGACTTGTGGCACCTGGACCGAAAAACAAACTTTTTTTTCGAAAACTTCAATGTCAATTTGTCGTTCAGATTCCTATATTAAACGCATTGCCAGGTCAGATCAGAAAATAGCTCTTGAATTATTGGACCATGACGGTCTTCACTACAGATCCGGCGGACCAAGAGCAAGCAATCGTGGAGTGCATCAACCGCGTTCTACACGCCCAAGACTACGGCCAGCGCGGTGAACGACTCAAACGCGCTGATTTAAAAGAATTGTTTAGTGAACTGAGGCTAGTTCGATCCATGAGATCCGCAGCCCCCGGCGGGATGACCTTGGGATGCGTCGTTAGACCTACTTGATCCGCCCTTGGATCATTGATTGATCAGAAGAGCGTTAGATTCGATTGTCGAGACTTTTTTGCCGCATCGCGCGCTGGCCAGGCTCCAAGCGCGCGTGACGATCGAGCAAATCCACGCCATCACCGGAGGTGACGGGTCTGGTTACGATGCGGCCGCCAGAAATCGATTGACGAAGTTCGGCGCCGGCGGCGCTGATACCGAAAACGCGCTGCCACCCGAACAAATTGAGCGCCTAGCATTTTTTTCTTGGAAGCTCTATCGCAATGTTCCCCACGCCGGGAAAATTGTGAGGTCGCTCGAGTCAAAGATTGTCGGCGCCGGCAACGAGCCGCAATCGCTGGCCACGCTCGGCGGTAAGCCAGCCGACGAGTTCCGAGAGCGGGCCGAATCACTTTGGCGCGCGATTTCAGGCCGGATTGACGTCAGGGGGACGCCCGGCAAGGGCGGCCAATCGCTGGAGATGATTCAACGCTCCTTAATACGCAACACCGTGCTGAGCGGAGAGGCGTTTCTCAAGTTCGTTCAGCCCAGCGATGAACAAGTTGAAGAACTGGATTTGCCGATCCCTCTGCAAATTCAAATGATTCAGCCGCGCAGATTGATGAACGACGTCGCCGGTAACGATAGGGTGTTCCGGGGCGTGGAGTTTGACGAAAACGGCCGCCGTGTCGCTTATCATCTGAACGACTTCTCGCCCACTGGAGTAATTCGCTTGGCGGCAACGACGCCGGTTCCTGTCAGCGAAATGCTTCATCTCTATCTGATGACCGACGTAGACCAGATCCGCGGAACGCCTTGGTTTCACGCCATCTTGAAGAAAATGGATAACGTCGGCGATTACGAAGAATACGAGATGACAGCAGCCAAGATGGCCGCTTGCGTGATGATGGCGATCAAGAAGTCCAGCGGTCAAACCGAAAATTGGGGCGCACAACCCAGCGCAGGTCAAGACAGCCTCGATTCAGATGGCAACCAGCTTTCCTTCTTGCAGCCCGGTGCAATTGTTGATGTTGGCGTCGATGGTTCCATCGACGCTTTTGATCCGCAGCGGCCCAATCAACAGGCCGTTGAATTTCTCAATCACATCGGGCGTTCCGAAGCTGCCGGCGTGCCAGGGATGAAGGCAAGTACAATCACCCAAGATTTTCGCGGGTCTTCCTTCGCAAGCGAACGGTCTTCCGACAATGACATCTGGCCGGAAATCTTGGCCTTGCAGGATTGGTTTAACAAGTCGATAAATCAACCGCTTTACGACCGTATAGTCCAAGACGGCATTATCGCAGGTTGGTTCGAAGGCGCCGTCACCGACAAAGAGTTCCAGCAAAACAAAGATCAGTTATTGCAAGCCCAGTGGTCCGTTCCGGTGCAAGCGGCCATCAACCCTAAAGATGACGTCGTGGCGGCCGTTATGCGAATCGCCGCCGGTCTTTCAACGCCGCAAATTGAAGCCGCGAAACTAGGCCGAAATTGGGACGATATCCTTGCGGCCTTGAAAACCTTTATCGATCGAGCCACGGACGAATATGACATTCCCCCGGCGCTCATAGACTCCTTTCTAGGAATACAAAACAATGGGATCAGCGTCGAAAACCAAACGGCGGCGATTAAAGCGGCGGCGGCTTCAGCAGCGTAGCGACACCTTGCGGCAGATGATGACGCGGGACTCTATCGGAATTCGCGAAGATACTTTCGATGAGGATTCGCGAACCGTGGATGCAACGTTGGCTTCCGAAGCGCCAACGTTGGTCGCCGTAACAGGCAGTAACGGTAAAAAACGAGCGATTGAAGAGGTGCTGTTAATGAGCGGCCTTGAGCTGCCAGAACAGGTGACGTTACTTGACAGTCACGACTCAGGTAGCGTTCAAAAAGTTCTCGGCTCGATTCGAAACTTCCGGATTCACGACAACATACCAGTCGGACCAGGAGAGCCGCGGCTTCGAGGTTTAGACGGACAAGTAACATTTACCCGGCAACCTGAAGGGGAAAGCGCCTTTCAAAAATACAAGGAGAGACATTTGACGGATGTTTCGATTGGATACATCGTCAACGAGCGGAAGATTTTGCGGCGCGGAGAAGTATTTGAGATTGAAGGCCGGACGTTCACCGGTCCAAAAACAATAGCTCTGAAGTGGACGCTCAGGGAAGGTTCTGTCCTTCCGATGGGTGCAGATAGTCGGACCAGATTGCGAAACGACCCTTCTATAATAGAGGACATCACGATGGATGCACAACTCGTGTCACTGCTGGAAAACCGCGGAATGCCGAGCGGTCTAGATAGTCAAGAGGCCTTGGACTGGCTCGCCGAACATCGCGATGAGGTATTCACATCGAAAACGGCGCCGCCGACGCCGCCGCCGCCGTCGGGGGACGATGGTCAAAGTCGTGGCCTGAACGACGACTCTATTCTGAGGGTCGTCGCCCTGGCTTTGACGGAGCGAGAAGAGCACATCGAGACGTTTCGAGCGGAAGTCGTCGACATTGCGGCTGTAGCCGGCGTCGAGGTCCGCGAGGAATGGTACGGGCTAAAAGACATCAAGGAAGTGCGCAAGGTAGTTGTCGCGGCTCGGCAAGAATTCGCGCAGCACGCCGATCCGATGATGGGAGAAATTCGCTTCTCCGACAGTCAGCCAGCCGATCGCGGGGTTGACGGCATCCGCCATGCGCTATTGTCGCGCATCTTGCGGAATTGCACTAGTGACGAGGAGTTGATTGAGAGAAAGCT